TACGGATTGACCCACATGACCAATTCATCGGCCTTGGGATCAAAACTGACAGCCATCGTTGGAATATCGGTAGTAAATCGCTTTTGAATGTGTCTAGAAATTTCTGCATAAAATGGCACATTCTGCATGAACGGAATGAGGTGCCTCGACAAATTCCAGTCTGTCTGAATGGTCTTCCACATTCCCCCAATCTACCACCCGAACCGCTAATTTTTCACCACTCCCGTGACAAGGACAATTAAGCTTTCGCCGCGATAACACACCCCGCGAAGATGCCAGCGAGGATAAATCCCAAAAAAGTCCAACCTGTAATGAGGGCGGGAATTGCCATGGCAAGTAGTCCCCACAAGAGTCCACCTCCCGCAACACCCACCCAAGTTGCAACCATGAACTTAAAACCTTTGGGAAAGAGCAAAAACAAACCGGTGCACACTGCGAGAATGACTAGGATTGGCATGTTTATAGTGTACCACGATAAAGCTCAAACTTTCACTAGTGAAGTCATGATCTTTACGAAAGATCTCAGTATATCGTGCCAAGAGGACAAGAGGACATTTATGATGACTTTTACCGCCCACCAATTGACTCACGTGGGCCTTTTCAGGTCATAATGAGGTATCTAACCATAAAGCCTCACGAATTGTCTCGTGTGCGTTATGTGTCCTAGTCAGGTGCCACTGCTGCAGTGCCATTCGACGCGATTGCCGAATCAAATTCTTTCAATCGTTGAAGAAGCGCCGGCCTAGCTGCGTCTCCATCACCCGATTGATTCTTCATGTATTTCGATGCTGAAGCGTCCCAAGTACTAAGGATGCTATTCAAAATGTCTCCACGAGACTTTGCGTCATCTCCCGGGGAAGAGAAACCAATTCCGGATAAACTCTGAACACCTTCTGGTGTCAAACCGTCGACAACTGCCTTGAGAAGCTTCGAAGCTTCATTATACGCAACACCATATGCAGAAGCGCCGGCGTCTGTAGTTCCTGGTGGGGCTTTCGCAGCTACGGGTGCAGGTTTTCCTTGAGGTGCTTGCACTTTGATTTTATCAAGTTGCGCACATAAAGCATTGTACTGAGATTGAAAATTATTGCCAACACGGCTAATGCTAGCGATTGATGAATTGCTAACTTGAACCTGGGCAATGAGCTTATCATTAGGCATGAAATGGATCTTACGCTTTTAACACCGTTCTGTATTCTCTGATATTTGAACGATCAATGATGACTTGTTTCAACAACGGTGGGCCAACTTTAACCATATAGAGTCCCAAGATTGTGCACTCAGTCGATTCTTCGTTCATCATACTCGACACAACCATCATCGGGACATCACTGTCAAATGAAGCAACTTGACCTTCGACATCCCGAGCGATGACTGTGCCTGGTGTCAGATTGTTGACGTCAATGATCACTTCAATGAGTCAGTAAAACGTTTCTTGAAGAGCTTGACAGTGGCCGCACCAATTGCTGAGCGAGCTTCTTTGGAATCCACAATCTCACCTTTTGCTTCACGAGTCACGTCATCAATCATGCGTTTGATGACTTCAGGCGTCCAACTCATGTCAATATCGCCGCCAATGTCGGCAACGAGCTTGTCAAGGACATGTTCAAGTCTCATGGGAGTGACCCACTCAACCGCAATTGCTTTAGCGTCTTCAAGAATTTTGAGTTTTGCAGGATCACCCACTTCACGTGGGGTTGCGGTTTCTCGCTCCTCGGCGCGCTTGTGTTTAGCGATGATTCGACTACCGCTGTTATCGCGAAATTCTTTCAACGGACGTAAAACAACACCTTCACGAGGTTGAAATCCTTCGACGCCATTGCGTGTTGCCTGAACAGATGCAGCGTCTCGTTCGGCATCAAGTTCAGAAATTTCTGTGCCAACTCGTCGATAATGAACAAACTCCAGACCCATACGTTCCACAACTTGGTGCGCATTGGGAACATCCAACCAATGATCGCCAAATTTGACGTCAAAGGCGACGAATTTCAAGACTTTGCCGTATCGATGCGACATTCCTTGTTGTTTTCCACCGTAGGCTTCTCCGAAGATGACGGCAGTTTCATGACCCAATTCTTGAAATGATTGGGTCAATTTGTCAACATCAAAGAGTGCAACAAAATTTACGTGCTTTTCTCCACCAGAGAAAAAATGAATTTGTCCATCACGCCAAGCAATGTGTGCAGAAGTTCCGTGAATCTTTTCAAGTGCATACACCTCTTTGAAAAGAAGGATTGTTTGCGCTTCTGGTCGGTACAAATTGGAAATATGCAAATATCCCACGTGTTCATCTCCTTGTGTATGAACACGTTATTCAGAAACTTGAGACTTGATGAAGTCTTTTAGCGAATTAAGAAGCGTTTCAGCGTCGCTCGGTGTCAGTACATACCGAACAGTTCGCCCGGCGTTGTAACGAGCTTGCATCTCAAACATAAATTCATCATCCGCAGTGGTGAGACCCGGGTGGATGAGATGCATCAGGACTGGTTTTGCTATTTCGTTCATGGACCAACCATACTATGTTGGATCCAAATTTTCAAATCATGATCTCACCACAGATCCCAACTGCTCAATGAAGGAGCGTTGAACGGCTCATCATAAAAGAGTTCTGGGTTAAACGACATCTGCCGCGTAACTCTGTTGAGGTAGCGGCGATGCCTGCGATTTGCTATGCGCTTTTCGTGACGTAATGCACGAGCAGAGATATAAGTGTAACGTTTAACGTGACTACAGTCTGCTTGAACAGCGGGTAACGTGGCGATCATAATGAGGGTCCTTTCTAGAGTCCCTAATGCATGATTCGCCTACCTTTCATGGTCATAGATATGTCGCTCATTCGTCGTCTTCTTCGATGTCTTCAATCTCGCCGGGTTTTAACCAACGATTTTCTTTCCAATTCCAGTGTCTGGTGTCATGGATGTTGAATTCGAATAAAAATCGACCCATACTGACGTGAAAGGATAATCCAGCATGATCTCCGCGAGTGCGATAACGCCAGAAGAAATCAAATCCCTGATCTTCACCCTGCCACTGAAATCCAGTCTCAAGTGCCTTGTGGGAAAATGGCCCGAGTGTGAAATATAGACTATCTTTGTGTTTCTGAAAACCCATCAGCCAATCACACAGTGCCAAATGTATGAAATGCCAAAGATCATCGGATAGATGAAAAATAGCACAAAGAATGATGATAAGAGCGATGCTGAATCAGCTTTCATGTCATTTTCACGACGGAAATTTTCAGCAAGTTTGTCAGTGCGTCCACTTAGAAGCGGAAAGTGAATTGCCATGAGGACGCCGATGGCTTCCATGTGTGTCAACTCAGGAAGGCCAAATTTACGAACGATGAACCACTTCCACAGGAATGAAAAAATGTATCCGCTGATCAATGTCATCGGGATCATGAGCAGAAAATTGAACAAGGTCTTCATGACCTACATTGTCCTCAATTTTGTGTCATTGAACAACTGACTGACAACACCTTGATCCGGTTTCGTACCAACCAAAGTCCTCATTATGAGCCTCTGTCATCGGACGACACGCATTGCGCACGCCAAAGATGTGACCACTCATCAACCCGCTCTTGTACGGGTGACCGGTCTCATTAACGACTAATTCATCAATGTTACCAACCATGTCGAAGACACCAAATGGACTGACACATGATTTCATGCTGCCCGATGGCACTAGCATTGCGTTGAGTCGCTGCGTCATCTCATCATGAGGTGATCTTGACTTGAAGACGTCTACATTTTCTGGGACTGCATTGTCAATGTTGCAGGCCGTTCGATCACGATGATAACCATCGCCATACGGATAAGGTTTCATCTCTGTGCCTTCACATGCGAACGTCCACTCGCTTCGAGTGCACAAACGCTTTCCCGCAGATTCACAGGACGACTTTGCGTCTCGCCACGTCATCCAGGACTGGGGCCGTTGACCTTCTACGTTGGGATACTCAAATTTATCGACACAGAATTTTTTATGAACTGTTGGTGAAAGACAGCGTGAAGGAAATTGAAATTCACCACATCTACCTGTCATTCCGGGTGCAGGCGGCGGGAGTGGCCCACCCTTGGCATCAACCCACTTCAAACAAATTTGTTCGACATTTGGGCAATACTCCCCGTCCACGAGAATCATATTTTCTGGACACTTCGAGTGGGCTGCATCGGGCTTCGAGGCGTCTACTTCTAGAGAACAACACGGGCCCTTGCTTGAAGCAAGGGCAAGTGAAAGCACATCATCAGATGTGACAGATTCAACCTCATGACAACACCAAAGACCGACTAATGTTAAGACGAGAATTCTGTTCTTCATATATTACTAAAGCAGTATCATCTTGAGACACACTGTTTCACGTCGTGGTCTTCTTCTTTTTCCATGTTTCGAAGGCTTGCGTGATTTTTGGATCAACGTCCGCTACATCACGTGTTCGAACGTAAACCGGAAAACGCATTTTCCCATCCTCTGTTAGACCGTCACTCGTCATAGGATCTGGTTGGGCTTCGCATTCCACAACTCTGCCGATCCAATTGTCTGGCTTGTCGAGCTGAATTTCAGCGCGGACTGCGTCATTGAAACCACTACCGACATTGGTGATCACTCCATTAGGAAGCAACACATTGAAGCCTCCAAACAGTCCTTCACGTTTTGTATTGATACGTCCTTCATACCAACCACAAATGACACCCTCGTAGGTGACACATGGTTTCAATTTTAGAATGTTACGACTACGATCCCATTCATATGTGGAATTTAGTGTCTTCAACATCACACCTTCGAACTCTTCATTCATGCACTTGGCAAAGAATTCTTTGAGTTCTTTTTCATCACTCGCCATGATGTGTGGAACTTGACGAACACAATCATTGTCGATCATTCCAACAAGCCTAGCAACGTGACTACAGCGTGTTTCATATGTCATTTCTGTTGCTTGTGCAACCCAGTCTTGCAACGGCATTGCGTCGAAAACGTTATAGACCATGTTGCTGTCGTCTTTCGCTGTCTTTGACATGACGACAGAATTGGATTCATTCCAATCTTTTCCCATCGCCTCGCCGTCCAAGACCCAATTGTCATACATAGACGTACTGAGTGCAGCGCGAATAGTGGGCAATGATTCGAGAACAGTTCCATTACGAGTGTAAAAAGTCACCTCACCATCTTTTTTGACAGCGATGAATCGTAGACCATCGAGTTTTGGCTCGACTCGCACAGGGTACACTACCTTGTCAAGGATTTTGATTCCCTCGCCTCGAGTGAATTCGCTCTTCAATGTGTGAGCAAGTGAGACTGCAAAGGCTTTCAATGTTCCGGGCCAAACCTTGTTGACTGTACTTTCCTGTACACCACAACGTAGATTATGCAGGAGGATGCGAAAGCACCACTTCTGCATCAATTCATCCATATTGCCAAATGCTGATTCTACAAGAGCTTTCGCATCATTACCAGTGACCTGCCTGGACGACAATTTGGGCAAAATTTGTGTCAAAAATTTGTCAAGAAGAACATCAGCATCAGCAATGCTGACCCCGGGTTTTGGCATCTTGAACTTCTTGACATAATAGACCGTGTAAGGGTCCTGGGCCGCGATGAAGGTGCGTTTCAAGAGATCGTTGTGTCGTGCAGCCTGGAGAATGTCCTTTTTAGCATTGCTGCCTGAAGTGGATTCGAGTTCTTCGAGAATGTCGATGACTGTTCTTGCCATGATCTCAGTGTACCACGATCTCAATCATACTTGCACTTTCGATGAACTCTATGCGATATCGTTTGGAACAATGATTGCCAATGTCGATTGACACTTGCGACAATTTCGCATCTCAAGATCAGGAAATTTGTCTAGACCCGATTTTTGAACGCCGAGATATTGCAAATTTTCCCAATCGTCTTCAGAAATACTCTCACCGCATCCACAGACTTTGGGCCAGGATTCGACTTTAATTTTGTTCACTGTTGTTGTTTTTCTTTTGTGCTCAAAGCAGCCTTGAGCAAAGACGCGTCAATTGGGCCAAGTTGGGATCGAATTGCTTCACCGTCGTCATTCATTTGAACGATTTCGACATGTCCAGACAAATCATTGACGTAAATTTGAAGTGTTGAATTTTCAGAATCAAGAGCCAAGGCTTCTCTCCAGGGATTTACGTAATCTTGTAAATTGATGACCTTACCCATAGCATTCCTCAAGTATGTTTTCCAGTTGATTCAACAAAACTTCATCGCGCTTGATTTGTTCTTTGATCGCTAGTATTGTGATTAATTCACGTTCTCGTTGCGCGGCATGATGATTACTTTTACTCTTTTTCTCCAAATTGATCAATCGCTCTTTAGCAGACATCAATTGCGATCTTAGAAAGTTACACTTGTTTCCAAGCAATCCACGATGAGCATCATTTTCCGGTAACACTTGTGATTTGCATGCAAAGCATTCTACTGCTAATTTCTTCGAGTCTTTCATGTTTATCTCAGATTGGTTGAGTCAATTAAAAACTTTGCACGATCATCATGACGAAAAGAAGGTCAGCACCCGTGGGGATACCACTCGGTCTGACCCAATGTTACTGGCGGGATGGTGGGCTCCGCTGTCACGTTCAATAAGATAATTCCTGCATTCGTACGACTGAATGCCACCCAGGATAAGTGGAAGCTGGCGTCGACCAGCCTTCCAAAATTACGTAAAAGGCGTCATGGAATTTCTTCTTTCGCTTTAGTTGTTGGATTATCAAACTTCTCTATCAAAGGTTCAATGTGATTTTCCCACATCTTATTGAAGACAAGTTTTTTACGAGCATTCCTCTCCATGCGACTGGGTACGTGTTTTCCTACACCGTATTGTGCTTTTAGGCTCTGTACTTGTGTTTCACGTGTCTTTCCATTCCCAATCTCTTCTCGCATGGCCTTTCGCCACAATTTGCGAAATTTACGCTTAAGAATTCTCGCTTCTTCAGGAGGTAGTTGTGACAAAGCACGCCTCATATCAAAATCAGTTTTTTCCATGGGAATGATCCCACATTGAAACATGACAGTTACGATGAACGCCCTATCGACTTCTCGCAAGTTTTCACGAGGACCTTTTTTCTTCTTAGTTGCCATCAGGTCTTCTTTGGATTTGCGGGACTCTTGAAAATTCCGGGAATGTTTGGAGTAACGCCAATGCCGGCTTCTCCGATGGGAACACCAAAAACTCCCAACACAATTTCGGCGCAGTACTTATGAACGCTTTTTGCTAGTTCGATCTTGTCAATTCCTTGACTGGTGAGTTTGCTCCAGAGATTGATTCGAAGCTCTTCCGGAAGATCTTGCATCAAAAGCTTGATGTTGGTGCCTTGAACATCGCTGAGTCGATCCAGGCTCTTGACAACATACGCAGCAACCTTATCAACCAAGTCATTTTGATGACCTTGACCTTGGCGTTTGATCTTTGCACGGACACGTGGATCTTGGTATTTGTTGACAATGTCTTCGCCCGTAAGTTGACTTTCAATCGTCTTGCAGAAAGACCTAAAGGCAATTGCTGCTTCAACTCCGACGAAACCGATGCACATGTGATAGAAGAGTTCTTCTTCGGGTTTATCCATGACGCCAGCATAAATCAACGCATGGTTGAGAGCTTCCCAAGAGCGAGGACTGACGTTGACAGATCCTTGTTCTGCGTGTTTGGGAGGATAAAGCCAATTGTTGCCGTCGTGCTTTTGATTATTTTCAATGAAATCAGGAATGAAGTAGTGAAGGTTACCCCCTTGTTCCGGATCATCGCTACGTGCCCAAGCACAAAATTCTTTTAGCGTTGGGTCAAGATCGGTAGTGTGGAACCGGTCAAGCAACGCAGGATCCATTTCATTGACAGTGTATGCCGCACTGTCGTTAATGGCTGCATAGACACGTGTAAGAGGATGCAACTTCCATCCATTCAATTCACGATCAAGAACAACTTGAAATGCAGCCTGCATCACTTCCGGAGTGGCACGATTTAGTTCGTCCAAAAAAAGGACGCAAGGTTCGAGACATGCTTTCTTGAACCAATCAGGTGGATTGAATCGTGTCACCTCTCCGTCTGTGCTAGGGAGACCAACCATATCACCTTCAGTCATTTGACTGAGACGACGATCGATGATTGGGTAAAACTCATACAATCGATCGTCATTCAGCCGCGCGCGGAACTTCGATAGATCAATGACAGTGCCTTCCTTTGTCTTGAAAGACGCCCCTTCTTTGATCTTGGTGATCAGATTCTTACGAATCGTAGCAGAAACCTGCCGGACCACTTTACTTTTTCCGACGCCGTGATTGGCTCGGAGAAGCATTGAAACCCACGGGGGCATCTTTGCTGCGACATTCTTCCACGATGCAATTGACAATGACGTCTGTGCCATACTGATTCGACTCCTTGAGGTTGGTTCAACTCTACTTTAGAGCGTCAAAAGCTTACACCTTCGTCGAATCCACTAAATCAACATCATTCGCTATGAAGATGATGTCCAGTGTTCTTCGCCAAACACTCGCAACGTACAGTCACCTGCAGGTTGTACAGCAAATCCCGAGTGTAATTTTCTGACCTCGACTCGAGTGCCTGGACTAAAGCGAGTGATGCATTCAGGAACGATTTTCGCTCCATCAATAGTAAGATAAGTCGGATGCGTAAGATCACACAAAATAGTGCGAGTGATGATTGCCATGATTTATAAGTATCTCTCGCGAGCGCGCGTTACCTAAGCTTGTGTCGCACAGCTAACGCGAGAGTGGGTAATTGGTCAGCTAGTTCTTCATAAAGACGCCATTGACCTTTTAGAATTCTGTGACAACTATAGTAAGAGTGTCGACCAATTGACTCAATCGCTTCTTGGCTACCATCAAACGCGGTGGGCATGATGATATTGACCCACAAGACCCAGTCGCCGATACGTTGAAATGATACAAAGTCACCTGTCATGACCGCATCGGCGTACTCTAATACGACTGATCGATTGCTTAAATCGAGTCCGTCTTTAGAAATTGCTTGTGCCTTGAGCACGCCAACAACATAAGCAATCGTTTCAGGTCGATATTTGCTACGTAATTCGACCAAACGATTATCAAACCACACGTCCAAGCCTTGAACCAAGTCCATGACTTAAGTAAACACCACATACCGATCCCTCGTAAAGGCGTGGTGTTTATTACGCGTATCAGTCTGATGGTAACACTTTCTTTTTACGTGCTTTTTTTGTAGCCTCACCTGTGGGCTCTTCACCGGTCTCAAATGTCGCTTTGCCCTCATCCGAAGAAGGTGCCATGGCGTCGATGATATTATCATCACGCTGGTCTTCAATCACCGGTGGGTCGAGAACAATAACGCCTTCTTGTGGGCTATTGATGTGAACTTGCGGCGGAAAAACCACTTCAAATTCCGCTTGCGTAGGTGAATTGACCCCCATGCGCTTACACCAAATTTCTAGTGAAGTGTACGTAGTAATTCCCAATTCTGCAATGAACGCAGCCAAAGTGGTACGTCGTCGCCGAAGCACGTCTGCCAGTCTTAGTTGAGGCTGATTGTTTTTCAAAACAATGCGGCCCGGATTTCCTCGTCCATCTCTACTCATGGCATTAACTATCTCATCCGCTCACGTCGCTGCGCTTCAACAGTATGAAGCAAGTCAGCAACGCCATGTTGAAAATTTGGATTCTTTGCAATTTCATCGATCTTCGCTTCGTCTGCCTCAAAATCCAAATCGTCAGTGTAAGCCTTGGCAAATTTACGCATCACTCGGAGGACGTAATTGCGTGCTGAGGAATGGTTCATGTTGAAACCAAGTTCAGTCATGAGGTCAGCAATCTCACGATAGTTGACGCCTTCATCCTCGGCGACCGTAGCGTAACCACGATCGACTCTTGTTCCCCTTCGCAATGCCATGTGTTCTTTCCTCATTCCTTGTTGTCGTCCTTTTTTTGCTTAAGAGGCAAGGAAACGACGTTATCGTTCTTTTTTTCGTTTTGTTTTGGAACCGCTCGCAACGGAGGCCTTACTGGCGTAGCCGGCTGATTTGAAACTGAGGGTTTGGGAGGAGCAGGAGGAGCGTATTGTCTGGTGACAGTCTTTGTGGTCCACATACCCGTCGGATCTGACCTTCGTGTGATGATTGGTGATGCAAATCGAGATGATTGAAATTCTTGAAGTCGACTAGCGAGATCATTGTCTGGAGTGGGCAACTCTGTTCTTCCAGTTCTAGACAATTTGTCGCCAGATGATTGTTTGTTAGAATCTGATCGCTTGATCAATTTGACAGCGATAATTGCCAAGCTCATCGAGATGATGACAATTCCAACTCCACAACAATATAGCAAGAATTCCGTTGCACTCATTCATTCACTCTAATTACGTCTACTTTTGGCCGTTGACAGCTGCAAGAAACTTACGCTCTTTACGCTTAGCAATTAACACACCAATCCCAGCGCTGATCAGTGAAAGTGATATCATCACCCCGGCAGTGACGATCATGATTTCAAGTGCGTTGATCATTTTCTTGTCGTTTCTTTTCTCGGCGCTCGACGCTATCGAGTACCTTCAACGTTGTTTTCCAACCGACAAAACATCCAACTGTGAATGCAGCACCTGTCGCCATGGTACCCGCCACGATAATCCACTTAATCATGTCAAGCCTTTTCCAGCCATCACGGCCCGGGCTTCTTCTTCTGTGATGGGATATTGAGATGACCCAGCTGATTCATCAACTAGACCAAATCGAAGCCTGAGAATTGCGGCCTCTTTGTTAGAGAGACTGTTTAACACTCCCCGAGTAATTTCTAACAATTGCTTTTCAGCAACGTTGTCAAAAGGATCGCTCCCTGGACGTTGATCCTCAATCTTATCACCAACAGTATCACCTTCACCGTTGGTGGACAAAGGTTGTTGCAATGAAATGATTCCTCGTCCAGAATACATCGTTGCATTGACAACTGTCGTGCTAGCTCCGATAAGCTCTGTCAACTCTTTTGACGTGGGCTCTGTTCCGTTCGCCTCGCGATAATCATCCGCAGC